CGAGCAGCGACAACCAATTGAGCTTCACGCCGCCAGACAAAAGCGGGCGAAGTGACTACATCCCTCAAAGCAATAAGGATGCCGCGAAGTGGGACAACGCCGCCGCTCAATGCTGGAAGGAATATGAGCGCAAGTCGCTGACACCCATGGAAAAGGTCAACATCGCCGGGTTCTGCGAAGGGCTGGAACAGCGGGCCAAGGATGCGCGGTGAAATGGCAACAACAATGACGCCACGCGAAAAAACGATTTTTAAAGCCGCGTTCCTTCTTGGATTCAAAGCATCAAGAGAAGGCTTTAATGCCGAGTGCCCCTATGAGCACCTGGCGCCGGGCAGCATCTTTCAACTGATTTACTGCCACACGGATTCAATGGCTGAATTCGAAGAGATGATGAACGCAATGCCTGAATTTGTGCAATTGCAAAACGAGGCAATGGCGAGCTTTGATAAATAAACACAAAGCCTCCTGCGATTAACCCCGCTCAGGCCGCAACCGCCGCCCCACCGATACCCGGTGCGCGTCCAAAGCGCTATCAATCACGCCAGCCAGCCTCCGACCAGCCTCGCCGCAGGGAATCGGGTTTTCGCCCGTGCCGTGGCAGTGCTTGCACAACTTGATGGACAGCGACGGCGTGCCGGGGATGGTCGCGAACTTCACGCCGTGACACTCCGGGCAGACCTTGAACAAAAACCACATCAGCACCGCCGCCGCGATGTCGCCGGGCTTTTCCATGCAAAAGCGGTCGGCGATCAGCGTCAGTTCATGGCGCACGGCCGGTAGCGTCTTGAGCCGGCCCATCAGCAGGCGTTGCTCGTGGTGGTGCCAATCGTTGGCGGCTTTGCGGGCCTTGGTGATTTGCGCCAGTGAACGTTCTTGCGCCGTCAGCCCGGGCAGCACGTCCAGTGTCAGTGCAAAGGCGTGCAATGCGGCCGGCGTCAAGCGGCGCGGGTGCGACACGGCATCGAACTCGGTATGCAAGCGCCGCAGAGCACCGCCCAGGCGGCTGCTGGACATGCCCATTGCGATGATGGTGTCAGCGTCCCCCGGCCGATCCGCCTCGACCCTCAGATTGCTGGAGTTGATGGCGCTGGCGCAGCGGTCGTCAATGGTAATGGCGTCGGTCATTTGTTATTCCAGAAAGTTATAATGAAACCTCCTGTTATGTTTCACTGAAAATGCGCCTGTACTTTGGTCGGTCTGGCGCATTTTCTTTGGGCTACTTTTTCTCAGCGTCGTATAAATCACAGATTCGCTTTGCCGCCGTGCGCTTGATCGTGCAGGCAATGACGACCTCGCCAAACGCCTCGTAGCGCCTTCGGTGTGTGCAGCATGCGCAGGCTTTTTGCTTGCGTAGAGCGGCCTCCTGTTTGGCCTGAAGCACGTCGCAGGGGTTGCGGTAATCTTTGGCATCAAGGGTCATATCTTGCACAACGTCAGCGCCTGGTGCTCGTTGAATCCAGAATCAATCAGCGCAAGATACTTGGCCCGCGTTTGAACTGCCGTCAACTGCGCCAGCTCCAGATATGCCGGCAGGTTCTCGCGCATGCTCTTGACGGCTTGCGCCAGTTCAAATTGCTGTTTTTCGTTGCTCATTGTTTTCCTTTATTTATCGGATGCCAGCTTGGCAACGAGATTTGCAAGAAGGGTCAACGGCACATAAACCCAAAAAAGGAACCACGTCAGCTCCGACGCATTGACGGACTCAAGGATTTTGTAAATCAAGTAAAACCAGATCGGCAGCGATACCAGTAGCGAGATGAGTCCTACGATTGCTTTTGCGATGTTCATGCTTTCCCTTTGGTTGATAAATCTTGCTTGCGTGCGCACCCCGTGCAGCCCAAATCCCGTTGGCCGCACATTGGATCCAGCGTGTACTGGCAGTTGCGCGAGTTGCGAAACGGCTGCATCACCATCTTGGGCACGCGCGTGTCGCCTTTGATCGTCCAGCCGTCCTGTACTGGGTAGCCCTCGACGTACTCCGGCCGGTTGTGGCAGCCTGTGCGGTGCGCGCCCGCGGTGATGCTGTTGCTGTGCTTCATGCGTCGCCCCGCTTTACCAGATACGAGTAATCCCACTCGCACGGGTCACCAGCCAACCCTGCGCGCGACGGATGCGGGTCAAAAACAATCTCACCATCAAATCCAACCACGGCATGAAAAGTACCGTTACCACGCGGTGACGGGCCGCTTATCTCGTGATAAACACCGGTGTCCAATCCGTAGAAAGCCGAGCCGGATTTGGCGGGAACTTGCAAATAGGCGTATCCATGTTTGCCGCAAAACACCTGCAGCATCTCCCAGAATTTCACCGCGTCGCCATTGCTTTCCTTGGTGAAGTGCGGCACGTCAGCAATAGGCAGGTCCAGCAGTGATGCAATCACGGCGCGCTGGCAGTCTCCATACTGGCCGTTGGCGGGGTCGTGGATGAATTCTTGGTCTACGGGCGTCATATCAGTCCTTTTTGTTGCTGTGCGTCATGCCTGCGCCAACACCTCATAAGCCCGGCGCTCGAATCCATCCTTCGGCGTGCGCGTCAGCTCGGCTTCGGCCTCTTCAATCGAGGCGAATATCTCGCTTTGGCGTAGCCAGCCAGCAGCTCGCGTCCAAACCTCGACGCAGTAGCCAGTTGAGTTTGTTGCTGTCATGTGGTTTCCCTTTGTTGATCAAATAAATTCAGTTGCCCGTCTTGCAACACAGTCGGCGCCGTTGCCCGCGTCCTGCGCTTTGTCGTGGTCAAACCTGCCCGTTTTGCACACGGGGCCAAGCACCAGCCGGCCTATCGTGACCGTAGCAGCGTTCAGGCGGCGATGGCAGGCGCTGCAAATCACGCGGCCTCCGCAAACAAATCAAAGTTGCCAACCTCGACCGGACTGATGCAATGCGGGCTGCACCACAGTGTTTCTCCAGCGCTGTTGGCGACCGCTTCGTCAGTGAGCGCGTAGCCCTTGCGCGCCAGCCATTTGCGGGTGTGCCAGCCATGCGCCAGCAGGGCGTCTATACATGCAGCATCCAAAAAGGCTTTACTTTGCATGGAGTAACAGGGATACTCTTCGATATACATACAACTGCAATAAAAGGTTCCTGAATGCCAATCTTGTCTGAATTTTGCTGCAAGCGCTGTAGTCGGCAAATGCCAAAAAGCACGCTTAATACTGAGTATTGCGCCTCGTGTATTGCGCAATACAGCCCAGAGAACTGGAAGATGTGGAGTGAAAACAGGATGATTAAACCAACCTGTATTTCTTGTGGAAAAACAATCACAGGGAGGTCTATCAACACAGTCCTTGCAGGGAGGGTGAAGTTCTGTAGCACCACATGCAAGCAAACATCGGAATCCAAAATACAAGAAACTGATTGGCCTGAAATTGTTCGCCTTTATTGTGAGAATGGCATGACCGCAGGAAATATTGCGAATCTCTATGGCTGCACTTCCACTGTAATTCTTAAAGTTTTGCGCCGCTTCATTACGCCTCGTGTTGGCGCGCAATCGGGGGCCGAAAATTTTATGTATGGACGAACCCACACCGCAGAAGCCAGGGCGAAAATTAGCGCTGCAAATATTATTCAGTTCAGCAGCCACGAAGCGAGAGAGCGTCACGCAAATCTTACTGCGAAGCAAATTTGCGAAGGAAGAACTGGGAAAGCATTTAATAAGCTTGAAACCGCTTTTTCGTTGCTGTTGGACGACATTGGAACGCCCCACAAATGGCAGGCGCATATTGGTCGATACGTGTATGACTTTTTGCTTCATACGCCCAACATGCTGGTGGAGGTTCATGGAACGTTTTGGCACGCTGACCCGCGTTTTTACGATGCCGGGAACTTGAGGCCAACCCAGGCGCGAAACGTTGCAAATGATGAGCAAAAAGAAACGCTTGCTGCGTCTAAGGGGTTCCGATTTATGAAGTTCTGGGAGCATGATATTTACGCCACTCCAGATCTGGTAAAAGAGCAACTACTGCTCGCACTTGACGCACCGAGCAGCATGGCGGCACTGCCGGCGAAGGGTTCGACAAAATTTGCCACCTCGCCAAATGCCTCCCATACCTGTTCAACGGCGCCACTCTTGCCTCCGAAATAAGGAAAGGGTGCGGCCAGGGTTCCTGCGTTTGTTTTCACGGCGTCATCCCAAAGGCTTTAAACAATCGGTTCACCTCATCGCTTGGCGCTGCCTTTGGCTGGCCGCTGGCGTTGTGCTTCATCCTTGATGCGTCAATTTTTGCCATTGCATCTTCGGCGCACGCCTGCCCATAATCAATCATCTGAGCGCGTGTGTACATCAGCCGATTGCCCTCTACGGTGATGGGCTGGGGGAGTGGTGGTGTCATAGCGCCCCCATGCAATGTTTCCAGTCGGCGTAAGCCAGCGCTGGGGTGTAGCCAATGCCGCAGACGCCGCCGCTTCGAGTGAAGGCGCAGTACCAGAGCCCGCACCGCTTTAGAAGTCTCGGCTTTTTCATTGCGTCACTCCCCGGGCTGCGCACCAGCGGGCGTAAGGGCCTCTGATGTACTCATGGAACATCGAAACAGCTCCCGGGCTTTCGTCCAGCTCCTTGCGGCTTTCGATGCCCAGCATGTTCTTGACGTGTATCCCGGCTGATTTGGCGTCCTTGCACTCCCGCCCGTGGTTGTGCAGCCAGCACCAGAACTCCGGCTCATTGCAGCGCAGCACCAGCCAGTAAGCGAGTGGTCCAAGCGTGGATTTTCCCGTTGCGGGATTTCCCGTTTCGGCCACTGGCGCGGGTTGTACCGGCTGCTCATCATCTCCAATCTCCACCAGCGCGGCCATGAAGCGGTGCCCTGCGGTGTTGCCCTTGCGCGTCGTGAGTGTGCGGAATGCGGCCAATTCGTCCGGGCTTGATAACCAGAACGTGACCTTACATCCCCCGGTGTGGGATTCGCTCCAGCCTGCGAGCTGCATCTCTCCGCTAAAAGTTGGAGTGATGGCGCTCATGCCTTCCCCGCAATTCTCTCAAGGACAGCGGACGCAAGCCCGCCGATGATGCACAAAGCAATCCAAAGCACCCACAAACCATCTGAGTAAGCGAGGGCAGCCATCACCATAAAAACCCCGTCGAAGAAATTAAGCCGGCGCTCTGCCAGAAACTTGATAACCGCTTTCATGATTTCGTAACCTCCAGCGCCAGAAACGGGCTTCCGTCCGCATTACAAATCTCGATACTCTTGTCCCCGTCGTCAGTCCACGCAAAATCGGTAATCTTTGCCGTGGCCGCATGCTCGCCGAATGCCAGTTCGTACAGCGATAGCAAAAGTTCGATTTCTTTCAAGCAATCCGCGCGTCTTTCTGCCGGCACCTTGAGTAAGTCCTGTATCGTGTGCAGGTTGTAGGTATTCATGCCATTTGCTCCTTGAGTTGTTTTGCTTTTGCCGTGTACGTGGCCTTCATGGCCCTTAAATCGTCAATCGTGTACTTGCGCGGCTCCTGATCTGCTTCCAGCGCTTCGACTGCCTCAAGCCCGATGCGCTCGATCAAGCCCAGGCGGTAGCCCACGACGTTGCCCGAGTCGTACCTGTTGCACTGCTTGAGTTGCGCATGCACGTTGCGTTCGTCATATTTCAAATGAGGGGCAGACCCGCGTGAGCGGTAGTGACCAGCATCGAAATCACCGCCGTGCACCATGCCTGCGCTCATGCGGCCGCAGCAGATGCAAGGTTTTCCAGCATCGCGCGCCCGGATGAATTGATTGAATGCCGTCTGCGCCTCCTTCATCCATTGGCCGCGACTCTTGAGCTTTTCGAGCTTCGCCTTGGTCTCGCGCCGATCCTTGACCGCTGCGACTTTCTCAGCCTTGCCGCGCTCGGACACGGCAAACGCAATCGCGCAGGCGCCGCAGCACACTTTCTGCCCCATCTTTTGCGGGGCGTACTGGGCCTTGCAGTTTTTGCAGACTTTGAGCTTCATGCACCCCCCATCACGGCTTCAATGAAGACTGTCGCCTGGACGGCGTTGATCGCGTTGCCGTAGCCGCGCAGGCGTCCCACTCGATGGGGAGCCCCATTAACCAGCGGGAATGTGCCGGGTTCAACTGGCCGCCACTTTCCATCCCGGCATCCGAGCCAGTCAGCATCTCGCCAGAAACCGTTAGTCGGGCCGGCCCCGGTGTCTCCGTCGATGACCATGCCGCGAGCTGCGCCGCCTGGCATACGTCCTGCGGCGACCCTTTGCGCGCCACCTCGGACAATGCGCCCCCCAGAGTCCGCACATTCTTCTCGCCGTCCGCCGCCCGTGTCGTCGGCCATCCCGCCAACTGCACGTCTGACGGCAAGCCGTTGCCCGGTGACGGAATGCCCCGCTTCTCCGAATCGTTCGTTATCGGCGTGTTCCAGCCGGCCAGCGTTACCGTCTTGCGCAATTCCGTGCGCCTGCATTCCGGGTCCGGCTCGTAGCAATTGCCCCGACCGTCCGCAACTTTGGGAGTCGGCCACCCAGTAAGTTCTGTCTCTGATGTGCGGCGCACCGACGCTCGCAGACGGAAACGGGACCGCCCCGAAGGCGTAACCCAGGGCTTCCATGTCAGTGTGTACAAGGTCGATCCAAGTGTCTGCGTCCTTGCTCGCAACCTGCTCTCCAAGGACTCGTTCAGGTTTGCACTCTTTGATGAGGTGATGGAAGGCTGGCCACAGGTGCCGCTCGTCATCAAACCCAGCGCCTTTGCCTGCCGCGCTGAAAGGTTGGCACGGACAGGAACCAGTCCAAACAGGTCGGTCGTCGCCCCATCCAGCAGACCGAAGGGCATGGCTCCAGACGCCAATGCCGGCGAAAAAGTGGCACTGGGTGAATCCGCGCAAATCGCTTGGGTAAACATCTTCGATACTCCGTTCGTCAACATAACCGGGCGCGATGCAGCCGGCCTCGATGAGATTGCGCAGCCACTGGGCCGCAGTCTTGTCTATTTCGTTGTAGTAGGCGAGGCTCATACCCGTTCGCCCGCGATCTTGAGCGCGAGCCAGGCAGACAGCAGTTGCGCGCAGTAAAACAGCGTGATGAGGCAGACGAACGGCAGGGCGCAGGCTTTGCGAAATGCGTTCATGGCCGGTACTCCAAAACCGCTTTAATCGCCGCGTCCGATACTTCATGCGCGGGTGCGCCGGCCCAAAAATCAGGCGCGAGTCCCGCCATGTCCTTACGGAATTGGTCGATGCACGCCATCTGCTTTTTGGTGTAGCGGGTGGGGCCAGACGGGCGCGGCCTCGTTGCTTCTTTAATCGCATCCTCCATCGCAACGCGGGCGATCATCATCGCGGCCACTGCTGGGGCGGTCGCTGGCGTCACGTCGTAGGCATAGCGTCTGCCGCCATCAGCGTAGGCATAGGTCAGGCGAAACGAATTGACGGTCATCCGGTCGGTGTCGGCTTCCTCGTGCCACTGGGCGGCGACGGGGATGTATTTGCGGCCTACTTTTTTAAACAATGCTGTTGTTTCGCTCATGCTGTTTCCTTGAGTGCCAGTGCGACGGCTGCGTTTACAAACATAGTTCTTCTTTCCATATCGTCCTCATGTAGCCCTTGATTCGCTCGTCTGAGCCCTTGCCGTAAATCTGCGTTGTGACCCGCAGCGCGGTTTTTAGCCATTCCTGAGATTTGCCATTTGCCAGAAAGTTATGAGTCGTAACCCTGGCCTCTGCCGTCTCAAGAATCACCCTGTCACCTTCATCCACTATCCAAACTTCTGTAACTTCTGACATCCTGAACTTCCCTGAATCCCTTAATTGCCTTGAGCTGGCGAGACTCAGCCATTCCTGGTGAGCCTTCACACGACTTGCCTCTCGCAGTACGTGACCCGCCAGTCGTTCGATGTAAGAGCACTAGCTTCGCCACTCTTGTTCCCCTGTTTCAACATCTAATCCAACAGTAGGGGTATCACCTTGCGCCGCTGCCGTTAAACCAATACCAACCGGCGCAAGGGGAGAAAAGAAGGATCGCTACGTCATGCGAACCTTCATCAGCTTTGCTGCCACATGCATCAATCCAAACTGCTTGTGGTCGTCATTGGCATCGTTGCCAAGCGCTTCGCTCATGCACCACTTCAAGCCTGTTTTCTCCGCTGCGCGCTGGCCTGCGCCAGATGCGTCGTTGTCCGCATAGACAAAAGCCTTTTGCTTGAGCATCGACGCGACATGAACCATGTTTGAATCACTGAAACAGATCAGCACGGAAGCGTTTAACCGCATCAGGCGCACCGCAAGATCGATAGATAGGCCAGTTGCCCACCCCTCGCATAAAAACGCCTCTTGCGCCCGTTTGGCGCCCAGGTGCAGCACGCAGCCTTTGGCCCTCATGCCGGGGATCATCTTCTTTTCGTAGCGGCGCTCATCGGCCAGCCAGCGCACAACCTGAGCGCCTTGCAGCGCATTCGTTTCGAGGTTGCGCATGGGTATCAAAAGCTCATTGGCTTCATTGACCAGCCCGAGCGAATCCGGCAGGCCCTTGTAGAGCAAGTAGTCGTGATTTTTCAACTCTGTGTCTTGCAGCATCAACCCCGCGTGCATGGCAGCGCGGCCCCATCCCTCGGCCTGGCGCTGAATGGCTGCGTGCTTGCGCTGCGCCCATGCTTTGCGGTCTGCGTCGGTCCACGTCTTTGCTTCGGGGTTGTCAAACCAGTGCAGTTCGCCGCCCTGCGCCCAATCGCTGACCCAGCCCTTGAATCCGTCCCAAAACCAAGCGCCGTTTTTGCTGCGCGGCTTGTCAACAGTGGGGCAGCGCTGCACACGGTCTGCCGGGTGCAGGTGATTGATTTGCAGGCCGTGCGCCATGGCGAAGCTCATGAAGTCGCTCATGCGGCCACCGCCCGAGATTTTGAAAACGCGATGTTTTTAGCTTTAACCTGGTTTACGAAATTGCGACTCATGGGCACGTCAGGCGTGTCACTTAACCCCCAGTGTTTGGGAGGCTCAACACCGGCCATATCCTTGAATAGGTAGTAAGCCCTTGCCCGCTGCTTTTCGGGCGCACTGTGAGCGCGTGCGTAGGTGCATGCCTGTTCCCACAGGTGGCGCGAGTCGTCGGCAATGCGTTTTTTGCCCATCGTGATCTCGCGCATTTCGCCGGGCACGTTTTCCACCAGCGCCTGTGATTGCTTTTCGTAACCGCAGGCCATGCAGCGTTTTGCAAAGGGCTTGTAGCCGCAGGCTGGGCACCCTTTGGACTCGAAATCTTCCTTGTCGCGCCGAATCGCCTTGTCGAGCTTTTCGCCCATGTCGAGCGCATCCAGGCCATCAAAGAATATCTCGGTGTAATCCTCAAGAAACCGCTGAATGTTGCCGGAATGATCCAAAAGTAAACAATCGGATTTCCCGGTATCGGGCGATGAGCGCAGGCCGCGGCCCCACATTTGGATGGCGGTTGACAGCGATTTGCGCAGCGGGCGGCAGTCCACCACGCAACCCACGTCCGGCACGTCGAACCCTTTGGCCAATGCCTCAACCGACACCAGCACGCGAAGCGATGAGTCATGCTTGCGGTATTCCTTGAGCAGAAATTCGCGCTCTGTCGGCAGTGTGTTGGACGTGAACACTGCGGCCATGACGCCGATTTCATTGAACTGGCGGCAAAGCTCCTCGCAGTGCTTGATGGTCGCGCCAAATACGATCGTTTTGCGGTTCTGCGCGTGCTTGATCCACTCGGCCACCACGTCACCCACAATCTCCATGCCGCGCTGCTCTGCTGCGCCGTCCGTCCATTCGCCGCCCGCAGTGGCCGCGCCATCCATGTTGGTCATGGTGCAGCTCATCACCCGCATTGGCACCAGCACACCCGATTGCGTGAGCGCGTGCATGGTTGTTGCGTTGATCAAGTTCGTGAACAACTTCCCCAGGCCGGGGCTGAACGGGGTTGCACTCAGTCCGATCACCTTGGCGCGGCATGTCGGGATGTATTCCGTCCATGCCTTGAGTTGGGTGTGCGCCTCATCAATAACGATCACGTCAGCATCGGGCCACTGGCGACGGGCCACGGTCTGCGCGCTGGCGATCTGAAAAGGCGAGTCGCTGTTCATGCGCCAGTGACTCGCTTGCAGGATGCCGTGGGCGCTCAAGCCGTATTTATCTGCGGCTTCGCTTGTCTGATTGATCAGAGTCGTCCGGTCGCACATAAATACGGCCTTCTTGCCTTTGAGCAGGGCTTCGTGGACGATGCGCAGGCCAAGGTAAGACTTGCCCGCACCAGTCGGGGCCATGACAAGCTGGTTCTTGTGACCGGCCAGCGCCCCGGCGCGCAAAGCCTCATGCGCCGACTGTTGAAACGGGCGCGGCTCCGGAAAGCACGCGCTGGCGTAGTTCGGGGCATCATCCCAAAGCTGGCTCATGACGCTTGCTCCTGTTTTTTGATCTGCGCTTGTAGGCGCTTGATGGTCTTGATATATTCGTTATTGGAGTTCTGCAAGCCGGCGATGCGCAGATTCAACTGCTTAAGCTGCGCTTCGAGTTGGGTGTTCTTGGCTGCAAGGTCTGCCATTGGTTCATCGCTGGCCAGCAGGAATTGCATGGTCTTTTGCGCGGCTTCTTCCTGCGCGGCCACGGATGCAAGCTCATCGGCATCGGGCGCGCCTTCATCGTCTTGAGCGACTGGCGCCGCAGGGGCGGTGACTTTCTTGGCGGCTTTTGGCTTGACAGTTTCAGCGGCCTTTTTGACTGACATCGTGCCGGCCTTGACTGCGGCCTTGACTTCTGGCGTGGCCTTAGCTTCGACTGTTTTTGCCTGCTGAATCGTGCGAATTGTCGTGCCCGCGAGATTGGCTAACTCTTCGTTGGTTTTGCCCGAGGGGTGAACCGGGTTCATCCCAGAATTGATAGCACCTGATTTAACGCTGGTGGGCCTCCACGCGTAAATTGTGACTATTGCCGCTGCGCGCTGAGAAGCTGAAACATTGCGCCGCGCATCGTTCTGCGACTTGACAAAATCAACCGGGTCAACGTCGCCCAGCAACTTCGACGGGCAGGCCATGCCGACTTCATTGGCGGCTGTGTAACGGTGCCAGCCGTCGATAACCATGCCCTCAAACAGCGTGATCGGATTCTGTACGCCAATGGCTTCTATGCTGTCGCGCAATGACTGGTATTCGTCAGCCTGCATCGCGGGCCATGCCGCGCTCAATGGGTGTTGTTTTAGGTTTTTCATTTGCCGTGCGTCGGGGTGAAGTTTTCGTACCTGTCCAAGAACCATGCGCTGCTGATCGAGCGAAAGGCGATAGCGCGCTTAATGAAGATGGCGATGCGCTTCATACAGTCCTAAAGGCGTGTCCCGCCTGCCCAGTTTTCGCTTTGCTGTCATGAGCAAGCGTGTGCGCCTTGTTGACGACATCGCGTGCAATGGCAAGCTGCGCACGCTTGATGCGCATGGCTTCGCGCATGTCGGCTTTGTGGATCTCGTAGCCCTCGGGTGAGCGCTGCGGGTGTTTTGCGGGGGTGATTACTACCGGCTCCAGGCGCCACTGAAACGGGCTGGCGTTGTGCAGGCCCATCGCGGCGTAGTCGGTGGGTGTGTGTTGCGAATCCGCAAGAGTGGCGGTAGTGGTCATTCTGTCGCCCCCTTGTCGGTCACAGTGCGCCCTTGGCTTTTCATCACTGAGCGCCGATCATTAGCAACATGATCCAAATATGTCTGACCCGTCACAGCGAGATAGATCGCATCGCGCATCAAATCGCTCGGGGTGCATCGTGCTTGGCGGGCAATGTCTGCCAGATGGTTGTGCATGGCTTCTGGCAGCGTTGTTTTCGCTTCTTCCGTCAGCTTGCCGATGTGCAGGGAGTCCATTGTTCAAGCCTCGCAGACAGGTTCGAGGGTCAGGCGGCGCTCGAAAAACGCAAGATTGAAAATCTGCCAGTTGCCGGTGCCACGGATAAACGGGTTGGCTTGCATGACATATTCGCCACGATCAGCAGCGGCTTGCGCCATCTCCGTGATCTCGTCTGGCGTTGCCAGGCGCAGGGGTTTGATTTGCATTTACGCGGCTCCTGCGGTGGTGCGGGCCGACTTGCGCATGGTCTTGCGATGAAGATCCATAAGCTTGACGCCAAGCGGATACGCAGGCTGCGAGCCTTCGGTGTTGAGAATGCTGCTGATCGTGGACTGCTTGGTTCCGCAAGCCTTCCCGATCTGCGCTTGGGTGAGTTTTCCGACGGTTTGAATGTCGGAAATAATTGTTTTCCAGTTCATAGCCCCGACTATAACGGATAACCGTTATTTTGTATGGCTTTTTTTCGGTACTGATTTCAGATAGTCTCGAAATATGGCTACTGACTACGGAAAACGGCTAAAGCAGGCCCGCAAACACGCAAAACTGACCCAGGTGCAGTTGGGAAAAAAGACGGACATATCCCAATCAACCATTTCTTCGGCAGAAGTGGGAGGCGGTGGGTCCGTTGAAACCGCTGTTTATGCGGCCGCGTGCGGCGTCAATCCGCTGTGGCTTGCAAACGGGGAGGGCGACATGCTCGCGCCAGCCGCGGCGGGGGCGGCTGACTTCTCCCAATTCGCGCGCGCCCTGGCTGCTGCTTTCGACCAGTTGCCCGATGATCTGCGCACCAGGGCGGCGGTGTTCGTCAAATGCAGCGAACTAATCCAAGGGGCTATGCGCGCATCCGATGCGCCCAGTTCGCCGCATGCGCAGCGTGCTCAGGTAGCCAGCTCGTCCTGATAACACCGATTCCGGCCAGCAGCGCATTGACCGCCTGAGAGTGCGCGAGCTGGTCCTGTCTCACGATGATGGCCATTGGCGGCGACCAAGGCGGGAATGATTCCACGTCAATGACCGCTGGATAAGCCGGCATCGTCAGAGCGGCATCAATGCGCTCCAGGCAAGCCACCGCGCCCCGGCGCTCAGGCAGCACACGTCGGCACAGCGCGACGGCTGTGGCCTGCCCAATGACGCCAGAGTAATCAATATGCAGTGTGCTGCCCCGGCGTTCACACCGGGCGCGGGCGCTGTGAATGCGGTGCTCCGAAATCTCCTGTAATTCCGCAATGAGCATCTTGCTTTGCTCGATCAACGCCCTTGCGCGCAAGACGTTTTCAAAGCTGTTCGCCATCGCCCCCCCCCCGAAATTCCGCTTTTTGTCATTGATATTTCTCAATTGGTTGGCTGTCTATTTGAACAGTAGACGGCCGGCTTGTATATGACTCCAAAGAGTCATAGGGTTTACCCTTACGAAAATAAATAACGGAAATTAGCTCAAATAATCACGCACGAATAACGATTTATCGTTTACACTATCACCAAGCCGCAAAAAACGGCAGGGTGCAGCAGATCGAAGCTAACCCGTGAGCTCATTAACAAGCCAAGTGAATTTAGATGGGCGGCGGCGTGGATGGACACGCTTCTTGCTGAGCAGCAAAAGAGGGCCTCCGACGCCGCTCATGTCGGCGCAGATTTTGAAGGATTGGGGCTACCCGGTCGCTGCGTGAAATGCCTAGCTGGAATCAAGCCCAGCCCGCCCTTCTAAATTCACTCGGCCACAACTTAACCCGCAGTGATGCGGCGCGATCAAGATGCGTGATTCGATGTGAGCCGGGAGTGGCAACAACAGAAAAATCCAAGTGAGCCATGAGGCTTGCGCCAACTGTCGGGAGGCACTGGTGGACAAGATATTTCAGCCGGGACCGAAAGGGATATATCGGCTGGCCTGCGCAAGCGGGCGAAAACTTCAGTCTTACGTGTAGGGCTGAATTTTTCAACCAAAGGAGAAAAGTGATGATAGGAAAAGTTTGCATGGTTCGCACCTACAGCGCGGGCGTGTTTCTCGGGACGCTGGCGGCTCGGGATGGGAAAGAGGTTGTGCTGAAAGATGCGCGGCGCATGTGGTACTGGGATGGCGCAGCCAGCTTATCGCAGCTGGCGACTGCCGGCACGTCGAAGCCGAAAACTTGCAAATTCCCGGCACCAGTCGCCGAAGTCTTGCTGACCGAAGCAATCGAGATCATTCCGGCAACCGAGGCGGCAATTGCATCCATTGCAGCCGTTCCAGAATGGAAGCAGTAATAAACGACGGCTACGGCTCCGGCGACGGCTCCGGCGACGGCTACGGCGACGGCTACGGCGACGGCTACGGCGACGGCGACGGCTACGGCTACGGCAACGGCCACCGATACGGCCACGGTCACGGCCCGCGCAGGCGCCAGGGCGAGA